GAACAGCGCCGCCACCGCCTCGCTGGCACCGACATCTACCCCGCCTGGCATCCCGTGGTCGTCTGGAGACGCGCAGTCCGCTGGTGGGCGAAGTGACCGCCGACCGGAGGGTCCGCCTCCACCGGTACACGTGGGAGCCCCTGGGGCGCATCCCGGCCCCACAGCGCATCGCCCTCATCGAATACCCCAGGGTCGTGAGCCGATGCGCTGGACGGGCGGACATCTGGGAGTGGCGACTCCTCCGAGCGATGGTCGCCCGTTGACTCCTGGAGACATCCGACCCGGTGACGTGATCCGTCACCGGGTCGGCGACGTTGTGGTCGTGCACTCGATCCACGTCTACCCTGCCCCGTGGCTCCTGGCCGGGTGTGCGACGTACCGCTACCGCTACCTCTCGAACCCCCGTGGCGTCGACTGGAGCGGCTTCCTGGCCCTGGCTGAGGACATCCCCCTCCTCTCCCGTGGCGTGGCGCGGGTGGACCCCACGGTTCGCACACTGCTCCCCTAACCGTGGTTCGGTAGCAGGCCCAGGGTCGGTTACCGTCTTGGTATTACCCCAACCGAAAGGCAAGTCATGGCTACCTCCTCCACCCTCACCGTGATCGTCGCGTGGGATCGCGACGAGTCCGACCCCTGCGAGCACGGCACCGCCGGTTGCTCGACCTCCCACGCTGACAGCCCCGTCGGCGCAGAGTGCGCGGGGTGGTGAGCCCGATGGCCCGTAAGACGATCGCCGTCGCCGACCTCATCGTCAAGGCGAATCACCTCCTCACCCTCGACGACGAGCGTGGCGTGGACGCGCAGTTCCGGTGGGGCGTCATCGCGATGATCGAGGCGACGTTGTTCGCGACCGACCAGTACAAGGGGTTCCGCTACCTCCCCAGCGAGTACGCACCGGCGGGGTCGCCCACGATCCTCCGGGAGGGGTACGACGAAACCCGTCGTGCGTACTTTGCCTAACCCTGGTTAGACAGTGACCCCAGGGTCAGTTACGTTATTGGTATGAGGGGGAGATACCTCCTCATAGAAAGGCAGGGACATGACCACCGTCACTCCCACCCGCCCCCAGTTGCTCTCCATCGAGCAGGGGGACAAGGCGCTCCAGTTCCGCGAGTTGGGGAAGGGCCACCAGGGCATCGTCTGGACCATCCAGCCCGGACAGCCCGAAGCCCTCCAGCGGGCGATCGACATGGTCAACCGCTTCGGCGGAGTGAACATGTGGCGCATCACGGAAGTTGAGGCAGTCTGATGACCGACCTCGTCGACCACATGCGACAGACCCTCCGTCTGTACGCGATCCAGCGGCACATCTTCTGCCCCGTCAGCGGGAAGGTGCTGGACATCCGCACCGCCCGTTTCATCCTCGACGCCGACGGCGACCCGCACCTCCCGTTGGACCCGGAAGTCGCCGACCGCATCCAGGAGGCGATCGACCGGGGCGAGCCCGCCCTCCTCCCCGGATACACCCTGGAGCCTGCGAAGTGAGCACGAAGCGGAAGCGGCTCACCGTCCGCATCGACCTGGAGTCCGCCGCGTTTGCGGACGAGTTCGGCGACCTCGAACTCAACGCCGTGCTCCGCACGCTCGCTCAGACGATCGGCGCAGGCGCACTCAACGGGAAGGACGGCCCGCTGTCGGTCGGGTACGCGGTGCCTATCTCCGACTCGAACGGCGTGCGCGTCGGCCTGGCAGAGGTGGTGCTGTCGTGACTCACCTCCTCCTCGGACTGTGGCGGGTCATCTGGATCACGGCCCTCATCCTGATCGGGCTCGCGGCGTTCCTGCTGTGCCTGATCGTCTGGGCCGCTCGTCACGGAAACCAGTCCTAACTCTGGTAAACCTGTCCGTCACCTGTCGGATACGCTATTGGTATTAGCCCGATCAACCGAAAGGCAAGACCATGACTGACACCACCACCCGCGAAGACCTGCTCGTCGACATGCGGTCCACCACCCTCCGCCAGATCGAGACGGCGAGCACCCTGCTCGCTCGCTCCCTCCAGGAGGTCCGCCGTGACGCCGACCGCGCACTGGAAGCACTCGCCACGGGCCAGGGACTCGCCGGTCGCGGACACGGGGGAGGCCCCCTGGGACACCAGACCCCCGGCGACGTGATGAAGCACGCGGCCCGCCTCGACACGCTCGTCGACCAGGCGGTCATGCTCGGATGCACGACCGACCAGATCACCGCCGCCTACATCGTCGCGGCCTGACCCTCAACCTCACAGTCAAAGTTCAGCGGACAGTCCGCTACGCTATTGGTATCAACCTGATACCCCAACCGAAAGGCAAGCACATGAGCACTTCCATCACCCTCCAGGTCAGCGGGACGAACGTCCTCGACATCGTCGACCAGATCAACGCGGCCCACGACCAGGGCCGCTCGATCACCGTCAACGGACACCCCGTCGTGACCGTCCACGGCCAGCCCGCCGCCAGCGCATACCTGAACGGCACGCTCGCCGTCAGCATCGCGGCGAAGGTCGAGGGCAAGACGAAGCCCCTGTTCGTGAAGGTCGGGCACATGGCCGACATCACCTCCGACCTCCCCGACGAGGAGTCGGCCCCGGAGCCCCAGGAGGCCGAGGAGGAGCCCATCGTCGAGGACGAGGACACCACTCCCGTCGAGGCCGACAGCGAGCCCACGAAGGCACCCACGGTCAAGGCCGAGCGGGTCATCCTGGAGGCCACGTACAAGGGTGAGACGGGATACCTCGCCACCCGCCGCATCGGAGGGAAGATCGCCTACGCCGTGACGATGGACCCCAAGAAGGCCAGCCCGTTCACGGCCAGCGCATCCCTGGACCGGCACATCGCACGGGCCACCGCCGCCGGACTCGAAGTCCTCGTCGCGGCGTGACCCCCGACATCCGATAGCCCCGGTAGCCCCGTTTGCTACCGGGGCTAACTTCGGTTCGGTAGACTTGTCGCGTGGCCCTCGACATGACTCACCCTCTCCCTCCAGGGTCGTACGCCTACTGCTCCGACTGCACGTGGCGGGACGAGACTCCGACGGCGCACGTCAACGGCCAGTTGCACACCCGAGCACTCGGCCACATCGTGCACGTCTGGGAGCAAGACGTCTGCGGCGACCCGATGGTCAGCACGTTCGGGCAGATGCACAACTGTGACCGCGAGCCCGGTCATCCCTCCACCCAGCGTCACCGGTGCGCGGCCCACGGCGCCCTGGTGGAATGGGACTAACTGTGGATAACCCTGTGAGTAAGTTCGCCCTGATCCTCCTGGCGACACTCCGACTCACCCGTTTCGTCACCTCCGATCACCTCGGCCACTGGTGGCTCGTCCAGCCAGCCCGGCGGTGGGCGCTGGAGTCCAGCCGGTACGGGCACTTCGGCGACCACGAAGCCGACGACCTCTGGGAGGAGGCGGCGAACCTCCCCGACCCGCCCGCACCGGTCAAGTTGGTGAAGGGACTGGACTGCCCGTTCTGTGTCGGGTTCTGGCTGGGCGCGCTGATCCTGCTGGGGGACACCATCGTCGGCAAGAGCCCCCTACGGCCCCTCTGGGCACTGGGTCTCGCCACGTTCTCCCTGAACTACGTGGTCGGCCATATCAGCGCTCGAATCGACTCCTGACGGCGACGCGAGTCGCGTGGGATGATACCCGGTATGAGCACCCGCATCTACGTCCCCGTCGAGGGACCGTCACCGTCCGAACTCCCGGACGCGGGAGCCATCACCCCGCGAGCCCATGAGCCCGTGTCGCCCCCACCCCGACCGATGCAGTCGCTCCTCGCGGCGGCGACCCGACTGACCTCCGAGACACTCGGTCGCGGTCGCGGGCGGCGGTCGTCGGCGGAGGGCTGGCAGGAGGACGCCTGGGAAATGTACGACCTCGTCGGCGAACTGCGGTTCGTGACCAACCTCCTCTCCAACCAGGCGAGCAAGGCGAAGTTCTACGTCGGCACGATCCCGGAGAACCCCGACGACCCGCCCGTGCCGACCACCGACGTTCGGCTGTCCGAAGCCTTGCAGGCCATCGGCGACGGGCCGTCGGGCCTCATCCAGTTGGCGAAGCGCCTGTTCGTCAACCTCCAGATACCCGGCGACGGCTGGATCGTCGGCATCCCGAAAGACCTCATCCCCAACGCCGACCCGAACATCGTGGTCAGCCGGTCAGCCGACGGGTACGTCAACCTCGACGACCTGGTGTGGCACAGCCTGTCCGTCACCGAAGTCGGGTTCGAGACGGACCAGGTGGTCGTCACGATGGGCGACGACGCGAAGGCCGACAAGATCACCGCGTCGCCCGACGACCTGTGGATGATCCGGGTGTGGAACCCGCACCCGCGCCGGTTCTGGCAGGCAGACAGTGCGACCCGCTCGTCCCTGCCGGTGCTCCGGGAACTCGTCGGACTGACCATGCACATCAGTGCGCAGATCGACTCGCGGCTGGCGGGGGCCGGTGTGATCCTGGCCCCCGAGTCTGCTACGCGGGCGGCGAAGCGGATGCTCAACCTCCCGGAGGACGGCCCGGAAGACCCGTTCACCGATGCCCTGATCAAGGCCATGATGACGCCGATCAGCGACCGGTCCAACGCGTCCGCGTACGTCCCGCTCGTGTGGACGGTCCCCGATGAGTCGGAACCCCACTTCCGTTTCATGGACTTCGCCAAGCCGCTCGACGCGCAGGCCAAGGAAATGAGGGACGAAGCGATCCGCCGGTACGCGCTGTCGGCAGACGCACCCCCGGAACTCCTGCTCGGCACCGGCGGGATGAACCACTGGGGGGCGTGGCTCGTCCAGGAGGACACCGTGCGTGCACACCTGGAGCCCTCCCTGGCCCTGTTCTGCGACGCCCTCACCGTGCAGTACATCCGGGTGCTCATGCGGGAGTTGGGCGGCTACTCCGACGAGCAGATCGACAACACCGTGGTCTGGTACGACGTGGAACACCTGATCGTCCGACCGAACCGTGGTACGGATGCGCGTGACGCGCACTCGGCGGGGGCTATCTCCGACGAAGCGTTCCGTGACGCACTCGGCTTCTCCGAGGACGACGCCCCCGAGGGGTCGACGATGGACCCGGCCCTGGCGCTGGCCCTCGACCTGCTACGTCAGTCCCCGGCGCTCGCCGCGAACCCCGGCCTGCCCGCACTCGTCTCACAGATCACCGCCGTCCTCGCTGGCGACCTGACCGGCCCGTCCGGATCACCGACCCCCGAGCCCGTGCAGGCACCGGAGGAGGAGACGGCCCCGGCAGTCGGCGGCGACGTACCAGCAGAGTCGGCGCCCGCCCTCGAACCGATCGCCGCGTCCGGCAGACCCAGGACCATGAGCGTCCGTGAGTTCGCGGAGTTGGCCGGGCCGGTCCTCCGGTGAACGGCATCCCCTCACCCTGCCCCTGTTGCGGCGCGTACAGCCTGGCGCCCGACACCCAGACCACGATCCTCGTGGCCGTCTGCGACGTGCTGGTCGTGAAGGCACTGGAGCGGGTGGGCTCGTTCATCCTGAGAGGACCAGACCGGAAGCGCTACCAGGAGGCGGGCGCACTTCCCCGGCACGCCATCCACACGGTCTGGCGGGCACCCGACGAACTCACCGCCCGCGCACTCCAGGGAGCCTGGGATGTCGTACCAGCACTCCTCGACTCCCACGGGTGCTGTGACGTTGCCAGCGACGACGTGATACGTGTCCTCGACTCGTACGTGCACGACCTCGTCATCACCGGCACCGAGCACCACGTCATCGGAGACGACGGACTCGAACACCGGTTCGTCTGCCACCTCGGCCTGAGTCTGCCACGCTATGAACGCGCCACCGCCTGAACCGTGGTGGGGTTGGCGCCCCCAGGCCATCGCTGAACTGGTCGACGTACGGCACCTGGAGGACTGCGATGGCTGACATGAACGTGCACTCCCCCGGAGCGGCGTTCGCGCGTCAGGCGAAGATGGAGGCGCAGGTCGAGGCGGCGCTCCGTTGGGCGCTCCGTCTGTTCCTGGCCGACGTGGAGGCGTTCGCCCGGAGGGACGGCACCTACCTCTCCCCGGCGGACGTGGCCGGGGCGTGGGCGCTCCGGATGGGAGCAGAGTCGCTGAGGACTCGACTCCCGAACGACGTGGCCGACTACGTGGCCGGTGTGCAGGCGATGGCCGACACCCCCGAGCAGGCGTACGACACGGCGATGGCCGTAACCACCGCCTCGGCACAGCGAGCATGGTCCGTGTCCCTCACCGACGACGTGCTGACGTTGGCGCTCTCCCCGGAGACACCATCGTTCGTGCTGACAGCGGCGGGCTCGGCGAGCACGGCGAAGTCCCGCACGGCGAAGGCCAACGCGGCGGCACGCAAGCGGGAGCAGACTGCCGCACGCTCGGCGACCGTGCAGGCAGGGAAGCCCTCACCCTCCCCCCCTCCACCCCCCGGCAAGTCGAAGCGGGCACTCCAGGTGGAGTCCGCGTTCGACCAGGCACTCGGCTCGACCGGCAACCGGTCCTGGTACGACACGGCGAAGCGTGACGCGCGTACCGCCGTCACCGGACTCGACGGCATCCGCTCCGTGGCCGAAATGTCCCGACTGGGGGTCGCGAGCAAGATGTGGGTCGCACATCACGACGACAGGGTCCGCGCGTCGCATGCGGAGGCGGACGGCCAGGTCGTACCAGTCGACGGGCACTTCTCGGTCGGCGGCTACCCGATGACTCACCCCGGCGATCGGTCGGCACCTCCGGGGGAGACGATCAACTGCCGGTGCATCACTGTGGCCGCTCCCTAACTCTGGTTAGACAGTGGTGGTCGGGCCTGTTACGTTATTGGTAACAGCCCGATACACCAACCGAAAGGCCAGACCGTGAGCACCGCAACCGACAACACCGTCATCTACGACGCCAGCCCGAAGCAGTACGCCTTCCTGGCCTCGCTGTTCACCCAGCGGGTCACCGCCGACCTCAACCCCGAACTGATCGAGTCGTGCATCCGCGAGCAGACGCTCACCAAGCGGGGCGCCTCGAACCTGATCGACATGCTGATGCAGTCGCCCCGGAAGCCCGCCGCGCCGAAGGTGCACGAGGACGGCGAAGCGCTCACCGTCGGCTACTACCTCCAGGAGGACACGGTGTACGCCATCGTGAAGGCGAAGACCTCCGACAACCTGTACGCGAAGCGGCTCGTCTCCACCGAGCGGGGAAGCGCATCGTGGGAGTACGCACGCGGCGCGATGAACCACCTGGTCGCCGCCCACCGCCTCACCCTCGACGACGCGAAGGCGATGGGAACCCGACTCGGAGTGTGCGTGATCTGCGCCGCGACCCTCACCGACCCGGAGTCGGTCGAGCGGGGGATCGGGCCGGTTTGCGCAAAGCGGGTCTGACCCCGACCAAGAAGTCCCCCCGCCGGGAGCCGGGGGGACTTCCGGCCAGCCGGTCATCCTAGCCCCGTAGGGGGGAGTCCGGTAGTCTCGCGCTATGAGCGCACGCAGACGAACCGACGTTCGGGCCATCACCCGCTACTCGCTGGCCGTCCTCGACGCGCCCGCTGGCATGACGAACTACCCGGCCACGGCCCGGTGGGAAGGGCCGATCGGGTACGAGGAGCAGATGACCGGCGACGGTCGACTGATCCAGAACGGCGCGCTCGTCTGGGATTTCGCCGTCGAGACTCCGACCCTCCGTTTCGTCTCCGAGGACGTGGGCGCACACGACGGTGCCGTCACCGTCGGCAACGTGCTCGGCATCGAGCGACGCCCCGGCGGAGTCATCTGGGGGTTCGGCGACATCGACATGGCCTCCGAGGCTGGACGTGAGGCGTACCGGCAGATCGCTGAGGAGCGCCAGAACGGCGTCAGCATGGACATGGACGACGTGTCGTTCGAGGTCCGCGTGGCAGGCGAACTGTACGACGAAATGTCCGCGTTCATGGAGGCGATGTTCGACGAGGACGCCCCCATCCCGGAGGAGCAGGAGCCCGAACGGGACGACCAGGGTCGCGTCACGGTGGCGACCGTCAACTCCGACGACGAGGTCATGGTCACCACGTCCGGTCGCATCCGCGCGCTGACGATGGTTGCGGTGCCCGCGTTCGCCGGTGCACGTATCAGCCTCCAGGACGACGAGCCCGAAGCGGACGATCCCGACGACGAGACGATCGTGCAGTCGACCAACGCGAGCGCACTGATCGCGGCGGCGGCGCCGGTCGCACCCCCGGCGGCGTGGTTCGACCAGCCCCGGTTCAGCGGGCCGACTCCCCTGACCATCGACCCCGATGGCCGGGTGTACGGGCACGCCGCCCTCTGGGGCACGTGCCACCTCAGCCACACGGCGGGCGGCAAGTGCGTCTCCCCCCCGAACTCCCCGTCCGGTTACTCCTGGTTCCACACGGGCGCCCTGGAGACGATGGAGGGCGACATCGTGTCGGTCGGACACCTGACGATGGGAACCGGCCACGCGGCTGACACCCTGAGTGCGGCGGAGACGGCCAGCCACTACGACAACACCGGTCGGGTCGCGGCGGACGTTCGCATGTACGAGGACCAGTGGGGCATGGCGTTCGCCGGTGGGCTCCGACCGGGACTGACCCCCGAGCAGGTGCGCGAGTTCCGCGCGGCTCCTATCTCCGGGGACTGGCGTCGAGTCGGCTCGGCCCTGGAGTTCGTGGCGGGCCTGTCGGTCAACGTCCCTGGCTTCGGTGTCCCTCGACTCCACGGTCGCATCGCGAAGGACGAACTCACCTCCCTCGTCGCGTCCGGCGTGATCGTCTCCATCCCGGAGGGGATGGCGGAGAGCCTGTCGGGCGACGACATCACCTACCTGCGAGCGTTCGCAGACCGAGAGCGGCGTGCAGACCTGGACCGTCTGGCCGCTCGCCGAAACCGAGTGAAGGTGGCCGCGTTCGCGCGTCGCCACCGGAAGGGACAGTAGTCATGGGTTGTGCGTGCGGCAAGGGCAAGGCCACCGCGAGCAAGACGGAGGCCACCGCCGATCAGAAGGCACGGCAGGCGCGTGAGGCGCAGGCGAGGGCGAACACCGGTTACGGTGTCCCCCCGGTGCAGGTGGCCCGTGCAGGCACCGGCGTCTCCCAGACGTTCGCCCTCGAACGGGGCGGGCGCACTCAGGAGTTCTCGACCCGACTGGAACGGGACGCGGCCATCGCCCGTGGGGGCGGCACCGCGCACTGAACCACCCCAACATGTCCGTCCCGCCACCGCTCCCGTCGGCAGTGGCGGGACGGTGCCATGTAGGGCTATGCTCAGCGTGACGTGATGGCGGTTCGGGCCTGCGGACGATTCTTCGTTCACCCCGACCAGGAGGCCACCCGTGTCCACCATTTCGCGCCGGTTCCGCCCGTCGCTCATCACCCTCGCCACGGCCTACGCCGACCAGTCCGCCGACAGCGAGTCCATCGAACTCCCCGCCGACCTTGCCACGCTCGACGACGAGGCGCTCGCCGCGCTGAGCGCCCGCGCGTCGGAAGCGTTCGACGCCATCTACGGGGACGGCTCGTCCGTCCTGTCCACGGAGGACTACGCCACCGCCGCCGCACTCACCGACGCGATCGAGTCGCTGTCGGCAGAGGAGGCCCGCCGTGACGCCGACTCCGAACAGCGCCGGGCAGACACCGCCGCACTCGCATCCCGAGTCCAGGCGGCGACCGCCACGGAGGAGCCCCAGGACGGCGAGGACGGCGACGACGCTGACGGCGACGACACCGATGACGACCTGGAGCCCGAGGCCCAGGAGGGCGAGGAGACGG